GAAGGGCGTTATCGAGCTAGACGCCGAAGCAATCAGGGGCGTGCCCGGCGATTCTGTTGCCGCGCATGCTGGTATTCTTTTAAGGGCGGCAAGGAATCTGCGACCAGCTTGCACAATCCGGGCATCCGGCCTATCCGCAGCGACAAGCGCGGTGCCAACAGAACGCGCCAAAAGTGAGACCGGCGACACGGCGGACCTTAACCAGTCCGCAGAGGGCAGATCGACACTGACCTTGGCGCTTGCTACAATTTAGGCATGGGACTACGCGGTAAACAACCAACCCCAACGCCGATCCTTGCTGCCCGTGGCTCTTGGGTGGCTAAGGTGCGCCAGAAGTCCGGCGAGCCTACCCCGGACGTCGAAGCCCCGGATTGCCCGGAATGGCTTACCGACGCAGCCAAAGAGGGTTGGTTCCAGCTCGTGCCGATGCTCGTTTCGATGCGAGTGCTCGCCCGTATCGACGCCGGGGCACTTGCCCGGTACTGCGATGCCTTCATACAATGGAAGCGTGCGGCGGAGTTTTTGAACACCCACGAATCGCTCGTCTATCCGTTGAAGAACAAGAACGGCGACTTGATGGGCGTGGCTCCGTGGCCGCAGAACGCTCTCTATGAAAAGTTTGGTCGAATCCTCTCCGGCCTCGAAATCGCGTTTGGCCTCACCCCCTCTGCCCGCACGCGGATCGCCACCACGAAAGCGGGGCAGGCCGAAAACAACAAAGCCAGCCTCCTCAAACTTCTACCGCACCGCGCAGGCTGAGGAAGTCGCCAAGTCGATTCCCGGCTATGACCCTTGGGCGAGTAGCGGCGATTGCCATTTCGATAAGGATGCGGCCGCTAACGCGGTGGATTTTTTTCATCTCGGTTTGCAGCACGTCAAGGGGGAGTGGGCGAATACTCCGTTTCACTTGGAACGATGGGAGCAGGCGATCGTTGGAAACCTGTTCGGCTGGCTGAGGCCGGACGGTTCGCGGCGGTATCGGCGGGCGTTCATTGCGGTTGGGCGAAAGAACGGGAAAACGCCCTTGTGTGCCGGGCTGGCTTTGCGAACCTGGGTCGGCGAGGTCGAGCCTGGGGCCGAGGTAGTGTCGGTCGCGTCTACGCGGGATCAGGCCCGGCTCGTTTGGGACTGGGCCAAGGGCATGATTCACCGCTGCCCGGAAATCAAGGCCAGCGTGAAGCTCTACCAGCACTCGATGGTGCTGAACGATGATCCGCTTGCCTGCTACAAACCGATTGCTGCTGAGGCGGGCGGTATTCACGGTGCGAACATCCACGCTGCCATTATCGACGAGCTACATACCTTGCCTGATCGGGAGTTGGTGGACGTTATCGAAACGTCTACTGGTGCTCGCCGCCAGCCCCTGATCGTAATGATTACCACGGCAGGATGGGATCGAACGACGATCTGCTGGGAGAAGTGGGAATATGCGCGGGCGGTACGTGACGGGAATCTCAACGACCCCCAGTTTCTGCCCGCGATATGGGAAGCGGATGAATCAGACGATTGGACTGACGAGGCGACGTGGGCCAAGGCCAATCCCAACATGGGCGTCAGCATCAAGCTCGATTATCTGCGGGCGGAATGCGAGAAAGCCAAGAAAAACCCGGATTATGAGAACACCTTTCGGCAATTACACCTTAATATGTGGACGCAGCAAGCAAAACGCTGGATCGGGATGGACTCATGGCGAAAGTGTGCGATGCCGTTTGATGCCGCGAAGTTGGCGAAGCGGCCCTGCTACGCTGGCTTGGACCTCGCCCATACGCGGGACATGTCGGCGTTGGCGCTTTGCTTCCCGCCGTGTGCGGAATACCCGAAGTTCTATTGCATTCAGTGCTATTTCTGGCTTCCGGCCCACGACTTAAAGACCCGCGAGCTTCGGGACTTTGCTCCGTACTTCAAGTGGTCACAGGCGGGCCTGCTTGATTTGACCCCTGGGGCGATCACGGACTATCGGTACATTCGGGAACGGATCAAAGACATTGCCAAGCACCACAGAATCGTAGAAATCGCCTACGATCGTTGGAACGCAAGCCATTTGGTGACGGAGCTTGCCGAGGAGGACGGGTTGACCATGACCGAGCACGGACAGGGTTATGCTTCGATGTCGTGGCCGTCTAAAGAGTTCGAGCGGGTCATCCTCGACGGTAAGATTTCCCACGGCGGCAATCCGATATTGGAATGGCAGATGAATAGCGTGGCCTTGCTAACCGATCCGTCCGGCAATATAAAACCCACGAAGTCGCAAGACCGTGCTAGAATAGACGGTGTGGTGGCTTCCATTATGGCGGTCGGCAGAGCAATGCTTGCTTTTCAGAAAACAAGTGTTTATTCTACCCGTGGTATTTTGGAGCTTTGATTGATTGCCTAAGCTCGCGTCGTCGCAACCGCGTAAACCTCGTCGCACAAGTCGTCCACCGCGAACGGTATCTTATTCTTATCTGGATTTTCAAGGCGCAGCTAACAGCGGCGTTCGCGTCACCAAAGAATCGGCTCTCACGTGGTCCGCGTTCTATCGCGCGGTGAACATCATTGCCCAGGGCGTCGGCGGATTGCCGTTGAAGGTCTATAAGCGTGGCGAGCGTTTCGGGCGAGAAGTCAAAACGCACGTTCCGACCCATCCGGTCAATCGCGTGTTGCAGGTATCGCCGAACCACGAGCAGACGCCGATGCGTTGGAAGGAATACGTAGGGGCGTCGATGTGTTTGATGGGCAACGCTTACAGTGAGATCGTCCGGGCGCAGGTGGCGGTTGGCGACGTGATTGCCCTTTATCCGCTGCATCCCGAACGGGTGGTGCCGAAGCGGGAGTTGTCGCCGGAAACCGGGCAGTGGGAAGTCGTCTACGAGTACAACGCCGGGGAGGAGCCGCCTCGGACTTATCCGTCGCGTAGGATTCTGCATATTCCGCTGTTCGGCGACGATATCGTAGGCAAATCGCCGGTGACGTTGTTTCGTGAGACGATTGGGCTAGGCCTCGGTGCGGAGCGTCATGCGGGCGCGTCTATCGGCAATGGCGTTTCGCCGTCGGGTGCATTAACGCACCCGGAGCACCTTGAACCGGAAGCTCACGATCGGCTGCGGACTCAATTCGATAAACGCCACGCCGGGCCGCAGAACGCCGGGCGTACGCTGATTCTTGAGGAGGGCATGACGTGGACGAAGATCGGCGTCGATGCGAAGGATGCTCAGTTCATTGAACAGCGGACGTTCCAAGTCGATGAGATTGCTCGTATCTTCGGCATCCCGCCGCACATGCTCGCCGAAAACACTCGCTCGACGTTTTCCAATATCGAACACCTTGCGATCGAGTTTGTCGTTCACACCCTGCGTCCGTGGCTGATTCGGATTGAAGAGGAAATCAATCGCAAGCTGCTCGACGAATATGACGGCGAGCTTTACGCGAAGTTCACCGTCGATGCTTTGCTTCGCGGCGACATCAAGGCCCGATACGATGCCTACTCTGTCGGTCGTCAGTGGGGTTGGCTTTCGGCGAATGATGTACGCGAGCTGGAGGACATGGACCCGCTGGAGCCGGAAGTCGGTGACATTTACTTGTCGCCCGTCAATATGGTTCCCGCCGAGAAAGCGGGCGAGATTGCTTCGCAGACGCCCACAGGCAACGGCGAATCGAAGCCCAAGCCCAAGGAATCCGAATCAAGTGCCGAAGGCCCGTTACGTCGGCTGTTCCGCGATGCCGCGGGTCGGCTGTTGAATCGTGAGATTGCTTCATTGGAGCGGATCGTCGCCAAGGGTGAGAACGACGCAGCGACGGACATAGCGATCGGCGAGTTCTACGATACGCTGGCGGACGACGTGTGCCGGATTCTCGGCCCATCGTGGGAGGCGTTTGCGGAATATCGTCACGCCAAGGCGGACGTAGCGTCGTCGGCGTCGCTATACGTCGCCGATTCGCGTAAGGCCGTTCTGGAGGCGTTCCGTCACGGATCGAAGGCCGAGCTAGAGCGTTTGCTGGCCGTTTGGAAACAATGCCGCGCGGACCGGATCGCGCAGGAGTATTTGGAGGCGTACCATGCCCATTCCGAAGCCAAGTAGCGGGGAAACTCAAAAAGATTTCATCGAACGGTGCATGACCGTTATGGTGCCTGAAAGCGAATCGACCGATCAGGCCGTGGCGATTTGCATGAAGGAATGGCGAGATGGTCATTCGTCGTCGGTGAAGTACCAACGGTTCACGGCGTCGTTTGATGCGCTGGTAGAGTTTGAGATGACTTGCCAGCCCGTCCCCAATCCAAAAGATATGTCCGGCGAGAAAACATTTGTAGCGGGAGAATCGGTGACGCGACGTACGCTTTCCGGCTACGCGACAACCTTCAACTGTTTGTCGGAAGATCGCGGCGGCTATTGCTTCACGGTGGTTCCGGGTGCGTTCAAGGCGTCAATTGCGCGTGACGACGTTGTGGCACTATTCAACCATGAGGCGGATTACGTCCTGGGGCGCACGTCGAACGGTACGTTACGATTGGAAGAGGACGCCAAGGGACTCAAGATTTCGATGGACTTGCCCGATACGCAATTCGGGCGAGACATGTATGAGTTGGTTAAGCGTGGCGACGTGAAGCAAATGTCATTTGGTGGCACTATCGTGCAGGAAATGGAACATCACGATCCCGACTTGTCGGTGATTTCGATTCACGAGTTCAAGCTGTGGGATGTAAGCCCGGTGGTTTTTCCGGCATTCGAGCAAGACCGCACTGAGATTAAGATAGAAGCTGCTAAGGCTTGCCCGGCGCGTCTTTACGCTGCGAAACGCCGTCTTTTAGACCTCTAAGGATTTTTTCATTTTCTTCTTGACACGGCTGCGAGATGTAGTAGGCTTCCCGTAGCTGGTTAGGTTTGTTTACGAAAAACGGGTCTGCGTAGCCGCGCGTCGTTCGCCTAACCAGCTAACAGCCGGTCGCGCAGACCTTTTTGAATAGAGAGTGACGGCGTAATATGGCATGGAGCAGGGTCGTAAAAACCTTTGGTGCAGTTAGACATTCCGATGAGCTTTGGGAAGCGGGGGCGGCGTTGCGGGTGACGGGCGGTGGTGTCAATATCAATGATTTAGCTGCCAAGGCGTTCGGGTTTAAGCACGGCAGCATTGTGACCGTGTATGTCGATTACGATGCAATCCGTATCGGGTTGCGGCACGCGGCTAACGATGAAGAAAAACGCATGGGGTATTGCTTACGCAGCAACAGTGACGACGGTAGCCGCCTGACTCGTTCTGGCCTGCGTTTGGCCTGTAAGGAAATAAACGATTACGTAGATGAGATTGGTGCCATGTATACGTCGTTTCCAATGCAGCTCAATGATGCCGACCGTATCATCGTTGTGCAGCTCGTAAACGGCACGAGCCATAAAAGGTCGAAAGTCGGGGCACGTGCTGAATCTCGCGATCCGATGCGGCGGCGGCGACAGAGAGAAGCTTAGGCGAGTCTTGGCGCGGCGAGCAATGAAAAAGACAATTGTTTATTATTCATTTCGTGACTGGTCTCGCTGTTACAATAGCCTAGAGTCTGGTTTGAGTGTTAGGGCGCGTGCCACAATTCAGCGTATTTTTTCCAAAGCACGAGATGAGAAAGTGGCGATAGAGAGCTTTCGAGATTTTTGGGGGTATTTTCTGCGGAATTGGATTCATATGTGCGGTTGCGGCGATTGCACGCGAAGTGAAATTTTGAGAGCTATTTACGACCAAGAGCCGGGTCTGCGGCTGGCTGACATTGATATGTCGCAGGTGATCGGGGATTTTAGAGCCGTCGATCTTCCCAATTGCAAGACAATTGCGGTTACGATGCATTTGCGGCTTCCCTTGGAATTTGCCATGAACCTAAGAAATGTTACTACGCGCAATAGTCGCGGCATCAAATTGAAAGCTAAAAAACTAGGTCTTGCGTTAGTACAGGCTTTATCGGAAGAGCATGATCGCAGCGGCAATAATGGTATTTACATAGTTGTGAAGAAAGATCGCCTGCGAGCATCCGCGCCGGAATTATGGGAATGACTTTCGGTTGTCCAGCTTGCGGTTCGCGTAGGATAAAGCAACGGATACGCACGTCCGGTGCCGGCAGAGGCTTGTTTGTTATCGGCGTTCTTTGCTTTTGTTCTGTTTTCGTCGCTTGTCTCCTATTGTCATTTGTAGCGGCATTTTGCGCTTTCCTGTTGGGGAGCGTATTGTGCATTCTAGCGGCGTTTTTACAAGAAATACGTGGAAATTGCCTTGAATGCGGGTGGATTTGGCGGTGTTGACACCTTCGCGGGGGTTTGTAGCATCGGGCTATGGACCGCCGCGTTGCTTTGGTAACCGGCTGCACGGGACAAACCGGCAGCTTCTTGTGTGAATTACTCCTGTCTAAGGGCTATTCGGTCCACGGCATTATTCGGCGATCCAGTAGTTTCAACACCGAACGGCTCGATTCATTTTTTGATAAACTGCACCTCTATCACGGCGACGTGCTCGACCCCCTGAGCCTGCGAACCATCATCGGCAAGGCAAAACCCGATGAAGTCTACAACCTCGCGGCACAGTCTCACGTCAAGGTGAGCTTCGATCAGCCGGTGTATAGCGTGGAAACCGTAGCGATGGGTTGTCTGCACTTGCTTGAGGCCGTGCGAGAATACCGCGATTCGACGCACAAGGAAGTTCGGTTCTATCAGGCGTCCAGCTCCGAAATGTTCGGCGACTCTCCGGCCCCGCAAAGCGAAACGACGCCCTTCCGCCCGCGTAGCCCGTACGCCTGCGCGAAGGTCTACGCCTACCACCAAACCGTGAACTACCGAGAGGCTTATGGTTTGTATGCGAGTAACGGAATACTCTTTAACCATGAGTCACCGCGGCGCGGCGAGACGTTTGTGACACGGAAGATCACACGCGCCGCCTCTCGGATTTACTATGGCTTGCAGGACAAGCTCCACCTCGGCAATCTCGACGCGAAACGTGACTGGGGTTACGCGGGCGACTACGCGGACGCCATTTGGCGAATCCTTCAACAAGATACGCCGGATGACTTCGTGGTTGCGACGGGACTAAGCCTCACCGTGCGGGCGTGGTTGGAACTGGCGTTCAGCTACATCGACAAGCGTTGGGAGGATTATGTCGCAATCGACCAGCGATACATGCGCCCGACGGAAGTACCGGACCTGCGGGGCGACCCGACTAAGGCCAAGCGGGTGCTCGGCTGGACGGCAGCCACGTCGCCGCAAAAGCTCTGCGATATGATGATGAAATCCGATATGGAGCTTGCCGCGTGGGAAGCCAAACGCAGGCAATTCGAGCAAACGGCGGAACCGGCTCCTGTGGTTACAACGCGGGAGGCCGAACGGCTGATCGCCCGATCGAATAAGCGGATCGGGCATATGCGGGGAATGAAAAAAACGAAGATTGCTTGACAAAGGGCGATAGACGGCGTACGTTGTAGGGTAGAAAGTGAATATCGGCGACTGCCTCAACGGCCCGCAGGGGTCATGGACGCCAGGGCGTATCCGGTTGAAGGTCGCAACAGCAAGCTAAGCTCCGCGTTAGGACGAGGATCACGGCTGCTCGGTTCGGACGAAACATTGTCCGTGTCGGCGGCGTGCCTCGTTTTTTCGTTTCACGTCTCGACACGCGGAGAAAACAGAAATGCCAACATTCAAGGAACTTGCCGACGCGCGGCTTGCGAAAGCGGCTGAGGCAAGAAAGCTCCTCGAAACGGCTGAGACTGCCAATCGGGATATGACGGCGGAGGAAAAAACTTCCTTCGATTCGTTGTCCGATGAGGTCGAAGCCCTCGATGGACGGATTGCTCGCGTGGAGCGTGCGGATCGGTTCAGCCGTTCGCAGGGACGGCAGACTACGCCGCCGCCGGTGGGTTCGGCGACCGACGACAAGCCGAAGCAGTTTGCCGCGCCCAAGCGGCATGGCGGGCTGAAAAACTTTACCCGCGCCAAGTTCGGCGAGGATCACGTCAAGTGTGCCTATCGCGCCGGGATGTATTACCTCGCGTGCATGGGCAAGGCGGGGCCGATGCGGTGGTGCCGCGATAACGGCATGGCAATGGTCGTCGATCGTGAATCATCCGACGGCGATTACTTCCTTCATCAAGAAAACGTGAATCCGAGCGGCGGCTATTTGGTTCCCGATGAACTGAACCGCGATCTGATCGACCTGCGTGAGACCTACGGCGTGTTTCGCCGCTACGCGAAGGTGATTCCGATGGGATCGGATCACTTGATTCGTATGCGGCGCACAGGTGGGCTGACGGCGTACTTCGTCGGCGAAGGCGTTGCGGGCACTGAGTCTACAAAGACTTGGGATCAAGTGACGTTGACGCCCAAGAAGATTATGACGCTCAGCACGGTCACGTCTGAATTGAACGAGGATTCGATCGTCAGCATCGGCGACGACCTCAGCGGCGAAATCGCCTATGCGTTCGCCAACAAAGAGGACGAGTGCGGATTCAACGGCGACGGCACCTCGACCTACGGCGGGATGGTGGGCGGGCGTTCGGCGTTGTCGAATCTGAGCGGGACGGTCGGCAACATTGCCGGGCTGTATTCCGCAGGCGGTTCTTCAACAAGCGGCAAGGATACCTGGGGCGAGATTGTTCTGGGCGACTTTGCAAATGTCGTCGGACTGCTGCCGCAATTTGCGGACACACCGAACGCCAAGTGGTTCGTCCATAAGACGTTCTGGGGTTCGGTCATGGAAAACCTCATGATCGCAGCGGGTGGGAATACCGTGCAGATTCTTGAAGGCTCGCCACGGCATCAATTCCTGGGCTACGAAGTTGTTGTCTCGCAGGTCATGCCGAAAGTGACCGCCGTATCGCAGATTTGCGCGCTGTTGGGCGACCTGTCGCTTGCGGCGGACTTCGGCGACCGGAGGATGACGACGATTTCGTTCAGCGAGCACGCCACGATCGGGTCGCTCAATACGTTTGCCGCCGACTGTATGGCGGTGCGAGGCACCGAGCGATTCGACATCAACGTACACGACGTGGGTAATGCGCATGCAACCGCCGCTTCGCGGGTGCCTGGTCCGATCGTCGGTCTCATTACCGCCGCGTCGTAAGGAGAAACACATGATTCAAACGATGAAAGAGATTGACAATCAGCTCATAGCGGCCCGCGCCATTACGGCGGCGGCTACCGCGTCGGCGAGCTTCGATTGTATGGGTGCGGATTGGGCGACGCTTACGCTGAACTTCGCAGCGGAAGTCAACACGAGCGCCGTCGGCCCCGTGATTTCCGTTCTCGAATCCGATGATACGGTCGTTACGAACCATGTGACGATCGTTGCGAACCGGACCGAGGACTTGGCTGCGGCACATTTGGTGCGTTACGAAGTCGATTTGCGGGCGCGTAAGCGGTATCTGCGCCTCACTTGTACGGCGGCGACGCATACCACGAACGATGTGGTAACGATGGCGGCAACCGGTACGCTGTCGCGTCTGGCGAACAATCCTGATTCAACGACGGATATGGTTGCATCGACTAATGACGTTGTGGTGTCTGTGCTGACCTAATGTCGCATGACTTGACTATTCTGGACGACCGGGCGTCGTGGCTGCTAACGCTGCGACGCTCGGTCAGTTCAGGATCATTGCGGTGTGATGTATGCCCGTAGCCAATGGCCCTATAGCGAAGATTTCGCCGGATCGAAAGCGAATGGTTTTCGAGGGGCGCGAGTTTCGTATCGACGATCATGTGGACTTGCTTGGCGAATATTGCAAGCATCCGCGATTCATTTTAGACGTAGGCGCGGGTGCGGGATTCTTTGCGCGTTCCGCGTTGAGTCGATGGCCGAATGCTCAGGTTTATTCGTTCGAGCCGCAACCTCAGTTATTCGCCAAGCTGGATCAGTTGGCGACGATGTTCCCGAATCATCATGCGGTTCCGTTTGCCGTTGCGAATAGGTCCGGCGAGCGGACGTTGTATCTGACCAAAAACGAAAAGTCCGCATCGCTGTTGGGGTTCTTGCCGGGCAGTCCGTTGGCTGATCCTCATCGCGTTATGGGCGAAGAAAAAGTACGGACAACGACCCTTGACGAATGGTGCGTCGAGAATATCGGCGGCACGGACGGCGTTGACTTATTGAAGCTCGATTTGCAGGGCGCGGAATTGCTGGCGTTTGAAGGCGCAAAGCAACTTCTAAAGACGGTGAAAGTGGTTTTCTGCGAAGTGTCTTTTGTGCAGGTCTATCTGAATCAGCCGCTCATTGAAGACGTGGACCGATATTTAGCGGCGTATGGTTTCGAGCGGCAATGTTTAGGTGGAAGCCCGCGACCGGACTTGTGGGCAGATGGAGTTTATGTGCGGAAGATAATGGACGAAAACGGATTGGATAGCAGATCGACGATCGTGGACAAAGCGGATCGGTTTAGCTTGGCGATAAGCGGACCAATCCGACTTGACCTCGGCAGTGGCAGGGTGGCTATTCCGGGCTTTGTTCCTATTGACCGCAAGCTCGGTAAGGAAGCCTATCCGCTCACGGACTACGCCGACAATTCCGTAGACGAGATTCACGCCTCGCACATCCTTGAGCACTTCAGCTACGGCGACGTGGTAAAGGCGCTCGAGGACTGGGTTCGTGTGTTGAAACCGGGCGGGCGTATGCGTATCGCCGTACCGGACTTAAACAAAATCACAAAGGATACGCCGATCACCGGCGATGCGACGTGGCGATTCTATCTCATGGGCGGACAGACGAACGGCGACGACTTCCATCGTTCGGCGTTCACTGAGGAATTGCTGCGGAACTACATGGGCTTAGCCGGTTTACATCGCATTGAACGATGGGAAGCCGAAAAAGGGACCACGGCGGCATTGCCGCTGAGTCTCAATCTGCAAGGGTTCAAGGCGTCGGAAACAAACGGCAAAGTTCACGTTGACGCGGCAGGTTCTGGCGACAGACCGTCTGGACGTGAGGACCAAACGAAGATCAAGATTGCGGCGGTCACTTCGATTCCCCGCGTCGGCTGGAACGACGCCTGGGGTGTTATGTTCGACGGTCTACGCCACTTCGGGATTCCGTTGCGGCGATTCACCGGCGTCTATTGGGGCCAGTGTATGCAGCGGCTGTTTCAGGACTGCGTAAAGGACGGCCTCGATTGGATACTGACCATTGACTACGACACCATGTTTACCGCCGAGGACTTGGACCGCCTCATGGGTTGGTTCGGACGCACGCCCGAAGCCGATGCAATGGCGGCCCTGCAATGCAAGCGGCAGCAAGGCACGCCCTTGCTTACCGTGAAGGGCGCTACGGAAAAACAAATCACCGATCAGCCGTTTGAGGTTACGACGGCCCATTTCGGATTCACGCTCATTCGCGTCGAGGCGTTGAAACAGATTCCGAAGCCGTGGTTCTGGTCCAAGCCGGATGAAAACGGCGAATGGAGCGACGACCGTATCGACGATGACATTTGGTTTTGGCGGCAATGGGGTGCGGCGGGGAAAAAGGTTTTTGTCGCACCGGATGTCACGGTGGGGCACCTGGAGGTCATGGTCACGGATTACAAAACGAGCATTGAGCCGGTGAAAATGACTTCCTCGGAATGGTTGGAGGGTAGGAAAAAAGAAAGGTTCTGGCGAACGTGAGAATCATTTTTTTGCAGGACTGGCGTTGCTATCACAAGGGCGATTCGGTCGATCCGGCTGTCGTGGGGCTTAGCAAGGGGCCGGTTGTCGAGCTGGTGAATCGCGGAATCGTGGC